TCTTTTACATACAGCATCCAATGCAGGGCAAGATGTTGTACCAACCTTACGAGTTTCAAGAAAGGCTGATCAACACATACCACAACTATAGATTTAGTATCTCGATGATGCCACGGCAAACAGGTAAGTCAACCAGTGCCGCTGGATATTTGTTGTGGTATGCCATGTTCAAACCCGATAGCACAATCCTTGTAGCCGCACACAAATATGCAGGTGCGCAAGAAATCATGCAACGTGTTCGCTATGCTTACGAAAGTTGCCCGGATCATATTCGTGCAGGTGTAACCAGTTACAACAAAGGCAGTTTGGAGTTTGACAACGGCAGTCGAATAGTTGCACAAACCACAACTGAAAACACTGGACGAGGCATGAGTATCTCGTTGTTGTATGCTGACGAATTTGCATTTGTGCGACCCACCATTGCCAAAGAGTTCTGGACATCAATCTCGCCGACACTAGCAACTGGTGGTGGAGCTATTATTACCAGCACACCAAACAGCGACGAAGATCAGTTTGCATTCTTGTGGAAAGGCGCAAACAAACTAGAAGACAATTTTGGCAATCCTACCGAAGTTGGACGAAATGGATTTAAAGCATACAGAGCGTTCTGGAATGAACACCCGGACAGAGACGAACAATGGGCCAATGAACAACGTGCTGCACTAGGCGAAGATAGATTCCGAAGAGAAATGGATTGCGAATTCATTATTAACGATGAGACACTGATCGCTCCTGCTAAACTATTGGACTTGCAAGGTCGAGAACCAATCTACAAAACTGGTCAAGTACGTTGGTACAAGGAGCCAACACCGGGTAAAATATACGCAGTAGGACTAGATCCTAGTCTTGGCACAGGTGGCGACCCTGCTGCTATACAAGTATGGGAGGCAAACACCACTGAACAAGTAGCAGAATGGAAACACAATAAAACCACCATTCCTGAGCAAATACGAATACTCACAGACATCTGCAAAGAAATAACCAACAAAGTGGGCGACAAGAACAGTGTATACTTCAGTGTAGAAAACAACACCATTGGCGAAGCTGCACTGATCAGTATTGTGGACTACGGTGAAGAAAACATACCTGGATACTTTTTAACAGACCCTGCAGGCGGTAAAAAGCGTAAAGGATTCAACACCAGTCACAAACCAAAACTTGCAGCTTGTGCAAAACTTAAAAACTTAATCGAAGGTGGCAGAATGAAGATTCACAGTGCCAGTTTGATCAGCGAACTTAAAAACTTTGTAGCATATGGAACAAGTTATGCGGCAAAACCAGGAGAAACTGATGACTTGGTTATGGCAACAGTGCTTGTGCTAAGGATGATGCAGGTATTACAAAACTATCACCAAGAGCTAGACGGCACAGTTCGAGATCACGAAGATCATGGCATAGAACCAATGCCTTTTGTGGCATTATTTTAGATAAATAAGATTATGGCAAGCGCAAACACAACATCACAACAATTATACGATTTGTTAGTAAGCAGAGATTTCGATCCTTCTGCACTTAACCTAATGGGCAAACCTGCAGAATCACCTGCAGATGCCGATCTTTTTAGTTTTGAATACAAAACCGAAAACAAAAACTATGGAACTGTTGTTATTCTCATAGACAGTGACAGCAACATGGAAGTTTATTTTGGCGATAATCTTGGTAAAACCATGGAAACAGATGACCGCAAAGATTGGTACGATTTCCTCTATATGATTCGCATGCTAGCCAAACGTAACATGAAAACATTTAGTTTAAACAATTTAAACAAGCTCAAATATAATATGAAAACCATTGCTGCAATGACCGAAGGCACACTTCTCGAGGGCTACTATGGCACCAGTAAAACCAGCTACAGTGATCAACCTAAAAAAACCAAACTAGTAATCAAGCACAGCCGTCCTCTTGGAGAAGGCGAACAGCGTTTCAGAAACATTCAAAGTCTTTTTATAGAAACAGAAGAAGGCGAACGTTTTAAACTGCCATTTACTAACCTCACAGGTGGCAAAGCCATGGCTCGCCACATCGCTGAAGGCGGAAAACCTTATGATGCTTTTGGACAACACATCGCTGAAATGATGGCTGAGATGGCAACATTAAGTAGGTTTAACAGAGCAACTCGTAATAAAACATACGTCGAAGATGCACAGGCATTAGCAGAACAAGCAGTAGAACACTATCGAGATCTTAAAAGAAAAGCAAAACGTATGATCAGTCGTAGAGGCTATTACGAAGAACTTGAAAACTTTGATCCAATCACAGTAACAGAATTAGACGAGACAGTGGATGCTGTACGTGAAACATTTGTACATCAAAGTCTAGATCCAAGAGTGGAAGATGCATTGCCCATTCTTGCAAGAATACAGGAAACAAACATGAAAGAAGTAGATGCATTTGAAAGTTGGGCCAACGAAGTTGTTGAAGGCAAAACTGAAATTGAAAAGATAAAGGCCGAAATAGCCGAACTAGAGGCAGAACAAGAAGAGCTCGATTTTGGCTCCTACGGATATGACAGTATAGATGCTGAACTTCAATATCTATATGGAAAACTAGACAAGGCTAAAAAAAATCAAGTCACAGAAGGTACTGGGCGTGTAGCCAGTACACCTCAAGAAATCAATCAGTTAAAGGATATCATGAGCGAACCGTTACCAGTTGGTGCTGATGCATTAAATGCAAGTGAAACAATTGGATTTTTATTAGGCGGCGACGACGAGCTACAAGATGAACTAGATGCACTAGCTGCTGAAGATCCTAATGCAGATGCTCGCCCTGTGATACAAAGTGCAATAGAAAGATTGGGCATAGAACTTGGCGATACAAAACAACCAGAAATTGAAGAAGTTACGGACATTGACACAGGAGAAGAAGTGTTAAAAGCACAACGTGATCCTATGCTGGACGATGTTGATCTAGAGAGACTCAAAGCACTTCTTAAATGATTCCAGACGCAGTTGCAGTGATTACCTATCCAGGGCACTGCGTTACTACACTGTTGACTGTAAAGAACCTGCAGAACTTAACCGGTTGGCAGGTTCCTGTTTATTTGTTTGTGGACGATATAGGCAAACAATATCAAGAATGGGACGGTGATTATATTGAGGATATTCGTGAATTTTACGACTTTGAATTCTCTGTGGTTAAGTTTAGCCAGTTTGGTTGGCCTTACATCTGGGACGGTTGGTTAACACAACAGCTAGTAAAACTCAATGTTGATCGTTTTTTACCAGGCAATACATGGTATGTTACAGATGGTGATGTGTATATCAAGGAAATATTACGTTACGGCACTACTCCATTTAATTATGTGCCAGATCGTAATAAACTAATACATGCGCAGAACCGTAGTTATTTAAAACACATACTCAAAACACCCGACATACTTTTAGAACACAACAATCGATTACTGTTTACACATCATGCACCTTTTCGTTGGATCGAACGTGAACATTTACAAAAATTACGTGAGCATGTCAGCAAGATTCATATCAATGATTTTAATCTTGTCCACTTGCATTTGATAAAAGCAGAGCGTATAATAGGCTTTGGTCCAACAGAAGATTGTTTGAGTATGACAGAATGGGATCTCATTGAAGTATTCCGAGCAAACATTCTTAATGAGGATATTGGGCTAGAATATTGGCCACTGAGGATTAATACCAGCATTGAAAACCAAGCACGTTTTTGGACATTCTACGGCACTGATCGTGATATTGATCTTCAATGGTTTGAACAATTTAACATCGATGTATCTGCTGAAATACAGCAAAAAATTCAAAGTATTTTTCGCACTTAATTTAACCAAAATACGTCGACATGCTAAATAAGATTGTGTACACTAGTATCAAGTGTGCGCATTTAGGCAACACTTAGAGTAGTAGTAGCTACTCGTAGGCAAACATGGCAATTAGAGGAAAACAACATGGCAAGTTTAGCAGAAATCCGTGCCCGACTACAGGCACAAGAAAACAAGGGTGGTAACACCGGTTCAACAGGCGGCGACAACGCCATTTATGCACACTGGAACATGAACGAAGGCGACAGTGCAACAGTACGCTTCCTTCCAGATGCAGATTCAAACAACACATTCTTTTGGGCAGAACGAGCAATGATTCGTTTGCCATTCAATGGTGTAAAAGGAGATATGAACTCCAAGCAAGTTCAAGTACAAGTTCCTTGTGTAGAAATGTGGGGGGACAGTTGTCCTATCCTTGCAGAAGTTCGCACTTGGTTTAAGGATGCAAGTCTAGAAGACATGGGTCGCAAGTACTGGAAGAAGCGCAGTTACATCATGCAGGGTTTTGTTCGTGATAACCCAATCGCGGACGATTCAAGCACGAATCCAATTCGTCGCTTTATTATGGGTCCACAGTTGTTCAATGTTATTAAAGCAGCCCTTATGGATCCAGAGTTGGAAGAATTGCCAACAGATTATCAGCGTGGCTTGGACTTCCGTATTACTAAAACAAGTAAAGGCGGGTATGCCGATTACTCAACATCAAACTGGGCTCGTAAAGAATCTGCTCTATCAGCGGAAGAAGCAGAAGCAATCGAAGCACATGGTCTTCACAACTTGACTGATTTCCTTCCTAAACGTCCAGGTGAAGAAGAACTTCGTGTGATGAAAGAGATGTTCGAAGCAAGTGTAAACGGCGAACAGTACGATCCAGATCGTTGGGGTGCATACTTCCGTCCGGCTGGTATGGCGCCTCCTGCAGGTGGTTCTGCACCGGCACCACAACCTACAGCGGCTCCACAGCCTGCGCCGATTCCTGCTCCAGTTGAAGCATCAGCACCTCCATTTGATGCAGATCCTGTAACAGAAAGTGCGCCAGCTGCAAGCGAGCCAGTAGAAACACCAACTGCTGGTACACAAAAGGCCGAAGACATATTG